ATCCAAAATGTTCTCTGGAGTGTAAATTGTGACATAGGGCCTGATGCCTTGCTCTAGCTCTTCAGCTCTCGTGCCCACTTGTGTTTCTGGTCTATCAACGAGTACACAGCAATGGCCATAGATGCTGGATTGAATGTTCACGTCTTGTATGAAACTCTTCCAGCTCCTGCCATCCATGTCAGCATCTTTTAAGAATTGTTCCAATTCTGGCATGCCCTCCATGCTACCAAAATCTCTGTCTGGTTCATGTCTAAACAGGAATGAGTTGTAGATGTGTATCACTGCCTTGCAATGATTGTCCAATGGTGTCTGTGCTATCCTGTTGGCATAATCATTGTCACTCTCAAAAATGTATTTGGTGAGATATTGTCCCATCTTGTATTGCACACCACCAAGATATGATGCACTGCAAAATTTCCATCTTCTTATGTAATTGTGATATTCTTCGTGGACGGGCAATCCCTGGGTATTGGTTCCTCCCGCACTGCGATCTTGATTGACGAAACTATAATCTGCCATGGGTTCTTCCTACCTTTACGTTGAATGTTTTGATCTCTGATGGTTCATGGTATCTATTGATTGGAAATAAGAATGAAATGAGGTATCCAAGAGCATCGTTCATATGCGAATAAATTCCTGCCTCTGGCACATTGGTACCTTCTTTGAAGCATTGTTTTTGTATGCTATTTAACAGATTCTGACACCTTGGATGTATTATTATGCCTCTGATTCCTGCCGCTGAGTTCAGTTTGGAATTCACACAATTGATCCTATCTCTAACGGCCATGTGCTTGTTGTGTAATTTACAGATGAAACCAGCATTTTGCAATATCATGAGATCTGTTTTGCCACCCGCTGATGATCTCCTCTGCCTACAGGCAGGATCTGGATACACAAATATCTTTTTGTTCTTGTATCTGTTGTGTATTTCATCACACAGCTCATCTGTGTTGGATCCATACATGGATATCTCATCAAATATATGCACCACTCCATCTTGAATATAAGATACCACAGAACTCATGGGTGACACGTTGAAATCCTGTCCTATATGCAACATGGTCACGTGCTCAGGCATTTCAAATGCCTTGACGTTGTGTTTGATATCAAAACCATAATAGACCACTCCTGAGAATGTTTCCCAAGTGGCCTCATATTCCTGTCTAAAAACTTTTTCTGATAGATCTTTACGTGCCTGTTCTATTTCTTCAGCATCCACCCAACCACCCTGCAGTGTGGTGAACTGCCAACTCTTCCAATCTGGATTGCCCATCTGTCCCTGTTGATATAGATCATAGAACCAACTGAGCCCTTTGGGGGTGCCGCAAAACAGGGCCTTGCCCTTGGTATCTGACAGTGTGGGCCTCAAAGTCGCTGTCCATGCTTCTTGTTCAATGTCCGCACACTCATCCATCACTAAAAAATTTATACCTACCCCCCTCAGTGAATCTGGATTGTCCGCTCCCCTTAGACAGATCCTTGAACCATTCTTTAACACAATGGTGAGTTCTGCTTCATTGATGGTCTTGGCCCATCTTAAATCTTGAATTATTTTTTTTAATTGCACCCAAGCAATCTGTTTGGCTTGTCTATAGCTGGGTCCAATGTACCAACAAAGTTGGTTGGGAACCCTTGCCTGATAACACAATTCTCTAATGGCCAGTGTGGTCTTGCCAAAACGTCTTCCTGTGACCAAGACGCGGAATCTAGTGTTGTCTTGTGCCACAGATTGTTGCGGCTGTGATAGTTTCATATCTATTCATTGGGCCAAGGTAGGGGCTCTTGACTCTCAGCATCAGTGGGTGTGTCTTTCTGATCCAAGTAATTTTTTCCCAAGAAGATCAACATACGAACATCACCTTTTTCCAAGGCCACTTCCATCTGTTTCCTACGTAGCGATTTCTTGCCCTCTGCCCTGCCGTTCTCAATGATGTCCTTGTATCTCTTTTTGAGATTGTCCACAGAAGTGTTCATCACTGAAGCGATCTCTTCGTAAGAACACATGATGGAAGCCAATTTGGCTATGATCTGCGTGTCCAGCTTGTATGATGTTTTTTTGATCTGTGCCATTATAAATGTTTCTCCGTTATCACTATTCTAAATCTCCTCTTGTCAGTGTCACCGTTGGATGTCACTATGGTCACATCCACATTGTAGACATTGCCCAAGGTGCCGTTCCTCAATCTCACTGAAACCACATCACCTGCTATCAATACATCTGTGGCAGCATTGGTTGGCAATGCCAGTGGACTGGTATCACCCGCGATACTTTCAATGGCCACAGAAGCAGAACTGATTGCATCTCCTGAATTGAGGTAATCTGTAAAATCCACAGCATATTTGATATTGGCTGTGGGTGCTTTTTCTATGTAAGCACCTTCATTATCTCTTTTAAAACCTGTTAAATTGGCCATTCCTAGTAATCTCCTCTTACCCTTGGTATAGAACTTCTGTCTTTAAACACTGGAGTGAATATGCGATAGTTTCTTGTTTCCTGCAACACTTCTATTCCTCTGTTTTCTGTTGGTGCTGTATTTACACGACTTTCCATCAAACATTCTATTATACGATTTTCTTCTGGCACGATATAGGCTCTGATCTCCTGCAGGGCCTTGATGGTAAAGTAAGGATCCACCAGTGATACCAATGCGGCATCACTCAATTCAAATGCGAATGCTTGTAGATTTAATGGTTGTAATTTGGCTATAAGATAATTTCCATTGCTCAATTGTGAGAAGATCGCTGATAAAGTTTTGCTGGGCCTGTAGGTGGCATTGCCATTGGCAATCTGTGAGAACAGGGTGACGAAAGATGGTGATGGTGCAAAAATAGCGTTGGCATTCTGTGCAGAGGCAAAGGCTGTGTTGTAGATGATGGGTGTGGGTTGATCTCTCAATCTATTTGGTATTGTGCTCTGCGATGCCGTGGCTGATATGCTGGCATCTCCTGAGGCAAGGAATCCTCCCAAACTCAGAAACGAGGCTGAGGATGCAAATGTAAATGGTGCTGTTTGATCCCTCAATCTATTCATTGTGGATGATTGAGAAGCAACCACGGATTGGTCACTTACACCAAAATGTAGATATCCGCTAAGGGCTTTCAACACTATGCCAAATGTGAAGGACACACCAGTGCCCCAAGAGTCACCGTACCACTCATCCCAGGTCCTGTCTATGTATTCTCCGTCCTCTGAAAATTGATCCCAGGTGTAGTCATCTGACACACCCGCTGTGGGTTCAAACACATAGGGCGGTTCGTCTTCACCAAACACTATGGGAAAGAAGACTACGTAGTCTGACTCTACATATGGAGGAAATGAGGCCATTGAATGGCTCCTATGCTAACGATATGGTGAGGTTGCCTGTGGCCACCTGGAAGGTGTCCCCGTTCAGTATTTCCTTGGCGTTGGACAGCAATCCATAATACATCACTTGATCTGGTGTCCTGCTTTCATCAATGATGGCAATACAAGTTATCGTGGATCCTGCTCCCGCTGTGTTGTCATAATTGGCAGTGGCAGTGGGAAATGTGCAGTTGGCCGTGTTGGAAATTGATCCTGTGGTGGTGTCTGAGCCAAACGTGATCTGTGTTCTTGAATATGTGCCTGTGTTGATCTCATAGTAGCCCCAATTGCCTATAGTGGTTGACGCAGTGCCTGCCTCAAGTGCTGCCAGCACATCTGATGCTGAGCCTGAAAACAATGCCAATTTAATATCTGTGGCCGCTGGTGCTGTGTAGGCAGTGGCATAGCCTCTCAGTGTTCCGTTTAATATGTGATTCTCTAAACTATTTGATGCCGCTGACATAATTAGATTTCCTTGTTGTAATTACCTTTTTATTTAGCCACATTTGTTAAAAACTTGAATCATCAGTGTTATTTTCTAAGTGAAATATAGCAAGAGTGTTTTTATCAGGTGTAAAAGGATTGGTAGGTGCTGTAAAATTGCTAGTATATCTTGCTATATTGCTGATTCTCACATCATCAAAATAGAGAGAAAATCCTGAGGGACTGGCACCATAGGTTTGTTCATACAATCCCAAAGAAACATTTCTATTCTCACCTGCATAGGTATAGGTTTGACTGTATCCACTAAAAGTTCCTTCACTGCCATTAATAAACCATTTTAATATACCAGCACCCGTGCTCACTGCGGCAATGTGATATGAAGTTCCGTCTGTGATTGATGTTTGATTACCTAATGAACTGTTTTCATATCTGGTTCTAAAACGAGGTGTTCCATCTGTGCCTATACTTGCATGAGGGACCTGCACAGGATCATTCAAATAAAAATATCTATTGATAACAAATTGATTTCGTGTGTCATCTGCCAATCTGCTTGGATGCACTATCAGTATTCTCCAATCAGGTCCTTCTGTATAGGGTCCAATATTATGCACACCATTTGGAACAAGTAAATTTTTTGCTCTAACCCAACATTCCACTGTCCAGGCAAAATTTTTATTGAGATAAAAACTGGTGTCTTTGGGATAGATTGTGATCTGTGCATTGCCAACATCACGATATTGTGAACTTGAAGTTTCTTGTAAAGTTTTTAAACCATATGTGCCAAATTTGGCAGCATCACTGCTTAATTGACAACCAGAAATGTCTATAGTTGCGTGTTGTGCGGCAGCTGTGGGATATTCAAATTGAAGAAATCTTTTAGAACCTAACGGCATTATTGAATACCTTGCACTATGTTGCCAATATAATTGGTGCCATCATAAAACACAGTGACCAAATCAATCTGTCCGCTGGCCACTGTCAATGTGGGAGCACCATTAGCAAATTTAACTAGAGTAGAACCATCTGATGTAAATGTAGCTATTTTGCTATTGGCATTAATGCTAATAATTAAAAAAACTGATTGTCCTTGTGATAAATTTGTAAATGTAAATGTGGTATTGTCATTCAATGTCATCTTATGCACGGATGCCACTGAAGCATCTACATCTATAGATCCACTGGTTCCACTGATAGAAAATACTTTTTCAATATAATTGGTTTTAAAATTACAGATATCATTGAGGACAATCTGTCCTGTGCCTGATGTGCCCAGCACCAAATCATCATTGCTCCTTGTGGTCGTGATGTTGTTGTTTGATATGGTCAATCCCTGTCCAACAAAGTCGCTGGACAGTTCAAATTTGGCATTTGATTGGTTATACTGCAATATCTGTCTGTCAACTGGAGATGTGATGTTAAAAAAATCAATCACATCATTAACATTTAAAATGTTTTGATTGATGTCTGTTCTAGCCAATCTGGGTGAATCGCTGCCAGAATCTGTGTGTGTTGTGGTGGCTTTGGATGCTGAGGGCCAAGTGGTCATTTAGTGTGTTCCTTTCATGTTATGCGAATCCCTTGTCCAAGATGCCAATGAAGTTGGTTCCAGTATTCACTATCCTCACCACGTCAATGGCATTGGCCGCGGTGCTGAGTGTGGCACTGCCCGCGGCGAACTTCACTGCCGTGCTTGTGTCAGTGCTGAACGTGGCAGTTCTGCTGCCTGTGCCATCCTGTGTGACGATGATGGTCACGGTCTGTCCCGTGCTAAGATTGTTCAATGTGAAATCTGTGTTGCCTGTCAGCGTCACTGTGAATATGGGTGCGAGATCCGTGTTCACTGCTATGGAGGCAGAGAATGTCAATGCTGATACCTTTTCCCTAAATCGCTCTATGGTGCCCAAGCGTGATAGGTAGGCATCATCCGCTGAGTAGAATGCGTATTTGTTGGTGGCATTGGCCCCCGTGTTGGCATAGAATCCGTAGTAGTTGG